GGATACTGGTGTGGGTGGGGAAGTCAGCGGAAACTATGCGTGTTGGAATCCACTGTTTGGCGAGAACCAAATAATTGAAGACGGAAACTTAACAGCTAAATGCTCTAGTGCGGGTAATTACGCAATTATTGCATCAACGCTTGCAATGACAAGCGGTAAATATTATATGGAATATACCTACAATAAGAATGGCGGTAATTTTATTACATTCGGTGTAAGCCAAACTAATCGTGATGGTAAAGCAGGTAGTGGCGTAACTGATACCACTGAAGACTTTGGTTTCAAATGTTGGGACGCGGGATTCTATTCTCAGACAAACGGCACAAACCAACATAACTACAGTAGTTCAATAAGCGATGGTGATGTTCTTTCACTAGCCTTCGATGCTGATAACGGAAAACTTTGGGTAGCGAAAAATGGAACATGGATGACCAATGCAAGTGGAACTGGTGATCCGGCTAACGGAAACAATCCGGATTTCAGTAGTCTTACTTATAGCGGCGGCTATTTCTTTATGGCTGGCCCTTACGTTGATGGTACTACTAATATATTGGTTGGAAATTTTGGGCAGAGAAGTTGGGTTTATGCGGCTCCGTCAGGTTTTAAAGCTTTATGCACGACAAACCAATCTACCCCGTCGATTGTAAAGGGTTCGACGGCTCAGAGTACAGATATTTGGACTGGTAACAGCAGCACAAGAACTATTTCTGGTTTGGACTTCGGTCCTGAGTGGGTGTGGATCAAGACTAGAAATCAAAACGCTATCAATTCTCTTGAATACGATTATATGCGAGGCCCAGGGTATTATCTGTACCCCACAGACACTAATACTGAAAATTATAATGCTTCAAATGGATTGACTGCTTTTAACTCTGATGGTTACGATCTAAACGATCCAGGCGGTTGGAGTGTAAATACAACTGGTCACACTTACGTTGGTTACAGCTGGGATGCTGGAACACCTCCTACGAGGACTCATACTCAGCCTGCTTATTACAGCTCTACAACTCTCTATACAACTGCAGCTGATGTAGTTGCTAATGCAACTCCTAGATCTGCTGGTGACGCTATTTCCAGCGAGTACATTTATATCGTCACAAATAGTGGCGGCAGGATCGGACAGAAGTTATTTGATACCACTGGAGCGTTACCTTCGACTTGGTACTTGCTTATGTACCAAAATTCTGCTTGGGAGTCTTACGGAAGTTACAACAACTCTACTGATGTTCCGCTGTTTAAGTGGAGGCAGGTGTTTGATAATACTTTCAACACATACACAATAGCTAATGATGTTGAGTTAAATGTAATTTCAAACGGTACTAGCCCTGCTCTAGTTTCCGCAACCCTACCGACTCTCTTTACTACCACAGACGACGGTGCGGTTGTAAATACTGACGGAGACATCACGTCACGTGTAAGAGCTAACCCTTCCGTTGGGTTCTCGATTGTGATGTGGACCTCGATCCCATGGACAGGTAGTGCAGTTAATCGACAAGTTGGTCACGGTTTGGGAGCGGCACCTGCATTCATCATCACTAAAGGCACAGAGAACGCTGCAGGTTGGTATTGTTACCATAAAGATCTTGACGCTTCTAACCCAGAGGATTGGTACGTCACTTTAAACACTAATAGTTCGAGAGGAACTCTTGCAGACTCATGGGGACCTAATCAACCGGACACCACAACTTTTGGCGATAGGCTCCTTGGTTATTCCGACAATCAAACAGCAATTGCTTATTGCTTCACACGTGTAGAAGGATTCAGTGACTTTGGGGTTTATGTCGGTACAGGTACGGACGATGGAGCTTTCGTATTCACCGGTTTCCAAGTGAAATATCTTTTGACCAAGTCTTATGACGGAAGCGATTGGCAGGTGTGGGATACAACCCGAGAACCAGAGAACCCCAATGCTAATACTTGGGCTCCCAATACAACTGGTCAAGAATCTGGCACTAGTGGCTATAAAGTCGATCTTCTATCTAACGGTTTCAAATTTAGAATGTATGGCAGTTCTTCTAACGCAGCCGGTATCAGTTATATTTGGGCAGCATTTGGTGCGCATCCGACCCAATTAAATGGCGGATTAGCAAGGTAATTTATTACATTACTTAAGAAATAGAATTCTATTTACTGAGTAAAATATTATTAGATCGTACCATTGTCTATGGTCGGTTCGGAGCAGGATTTAGTTTTTAATCTGCAGTGCTTGCAGAAAAGGTCTGCCCGAAAACGATTCCGACGAAGTATTCTCGACGAGTGGCCTGAGTGTGCTTACTGCGGACGAGCCCATCCAACAACACTCGACCACGTAATACCTAGGGCTCGTGGAGGTAAGCATAAGAAGCACAACCTCATTGGAGCTTGTGGAGCTTGTAACCTCGAAAAGTCAGATATGACTTGGTTCGTTTGGTACAGGTCACAAGTTTTTTGGACACCAGAAAGGGAGGACAGAATTTTGAGCTGGGTAAACCAGCCAGAATCTGAGCCTCCCTCTCCTGTATTTACGAATTGGATGGAGCAATCTACGCTTCTACTTCCTGAAGCGGCCTAAACCGTCGCTGATTCGCAACCTGGCGGACCGTGGGTTCTCATCTTTCGAATGAGATTTCTCCTGTGCCGACGATTTTCTGGCCTAGAGAAAAACGGATCCTCTCTTACAACTTCGATTGCTTCTAAGGTTTGCTCGCAAGTCATCTGCCAGTCGTAAGGACTAGCTTGAGCGAGCAAAACCAAAGCAATTTCGATCATTTTTTAGCCACCTTGGTAACGATACCAGCGATCATTTCGATCACTTTGTAAAACTTCGCGTAAAGCTCGTCGTCTTTTGGAGTAGGCGTGACATTAACAATAGCCAGGGCAAGTAAGTGTGCTGCACCTGCAATTCCGACGATGTTCGACCAGTTTTCAAGAAGGAAAGACATAGCTAAAAACGTATACAATATAAATATACTTCTAGACAGTAGATCGATGCCTGCGATTCTTGAAGATGCCGTTAAATCGATTATGAAAGAAAACCCCGATATGAAAAAAGGGGCAGCTTACGCAATCGCGACTAAATCACTTCAAAAATCAGGTGATCTTAAAAAAGGTACAGTCGAAGCTACCGACAAGGGTAAGCGTCGAGGCGAGATGAGTAAAGCTACCCGAGCTAAGACGAGAGCCAAAAAATATAAAATTGAGCGTGAGCGCGGCAAGAAAGACGAGCGCAGCACCAGCGGTCGTGACTGATAATCATGGAATTACTATTTCCAGAATTAAAACTCCCGGATATAGTCAAATTCCCGGATCCAGTAATTAATTACCTAGCCCCGAAACCCCCGGCATACCCGACGGTACTAACTCCTGCGTTAGGTCCGGGGAAAGGCTCTTCTCCACCTCCGTGGGGACTAAATTCGACGGGATCTCCACAGGGATCTCAGTCGGAAGAATCTTCTCCAGCTCAACAGATCGTAAAAGACGTTGTTGAAGCAGTAGAACCAACATTGAAGTCGCATTCGGAAGCAATAGGATCGTTGCAACAAGACCTAATACAATTCCGAGCAGAGCAAGTTTCAGCCGATCAGAAAGATTCACAGGAATCTGAAGTTATATCTTCTCTTACGTTACCTGGAGGTTTCAGTCTTCCGCTACCAAAGCCAGAAATACTCGTGGCAGCAGGTACAACAGCTGCTGTTTCTGTAGCGGCGACACTTACAGCTACCGCTGTGTTTAAAAAATGTGTTTCTGCTTTAAAACCTGTTATCAAACAGGTTATTAATCGGATTCAGAAGAAGCTTGGGAAGACTCCCCAATCTTGGAGTAGGCAGCGATTGGCACAACGTCATCGCAGATTGCTGAATAAGGACTCTCCGGCCTGATCATATAACCTGCGTCATATAACTTTGTACACTCGCGCATTCGTGTGAGGAGTATATCTACACGTTCCTTCTGTATTCTTTTGAGTCCTAGTTCCTTACAAATTTCAGTTATAGATCCGTCTAACGGGACGCTAAAACTGATTTGAGCACCATAACTTTGACTTCTGGAGTACTGCGGCTGAAAATCGCCGCCAAGATAAAAAGGTGTAAACACCAGAGTGCCCGAATTGCAGTAATGGCCGCTTCCGAGTCCTTGAGTGCTGTAAGATCCTTGATTGATTTGTACCGCACTATTTGTTACTGAACCTGTAGAAGATGCCTGTGGATTAGCGATAACTGTAGTCCCGTCAGAAGTTTGAGCTTTTACGGGACTAGAGAATGAAATTATTTGGAGAAGACCGACAAGGACGTAGTAGTAGAGGTGGTATCGATTGTTCTCGTGATGTCTTCGGTTTCGACGATACCCGCTGCGCGAGATATGATTTCTAGCTGAAACTCGTCTCCCGCTGTGTGAATCGAGTATGTTGTCGACGTGTTGTTGATCTCTGCACTCGGTGTAACGTTTGTGCCTGACCAAGATTCGAGCTTGCTTCCAAAGCGTTCGATCGCAATCGTCTCCTCGATTGTTTGCTCCGTGGTTGTCGTCGAATGCATGGAGCCTTGAGAAAACCCTGCTGCTTGCTGCGCAAGACCTGCAGAAGGAGTTAAAAAGCTCAGTAATAGCAGCCATTTTAGTGTTTTCACGGCTTTGTTCTTGTGTTGTCTGACTCTTCTAGTTTAGGTTTTTTTGTCTTAGTGTTATTGTCTACTGCACGACTAATTCCGTAACCAGCTAAAGATCCGCTGAAAATACTGGCGATAAAAGTGGGATCCATTTTTTGAAAATATCCCATGTACGAAAGTGTCAGTAAAGCTGCACTCCAAGTGAGCACCGACACTTTGACAAATTCCGCCAACCACTCATAAGAGCGCTTGTTGTCCTCTTCTTCAGCCATGATCATATTTAATTTATTTAATTCTAGTCAGTTGTATAATTAGCAGAGGTGTGACTGCGCTTTCTCATGGCTGAAACTGCTAAGAAAAAGCACCCTGAAAAGTGGGCAAGAGCTAAAGCCAAAGCCCGCAAAAAAATGGGAGGCCACTCTGCGCGTGCGATGCAGTTAGCGACAAAATACTATAAAGAAATGGGTGGAAAATACGAAGGTAAAAAATCAAGTAAGAACAAACTTTCGAAATGGAGTAAAGAAGATTGGCAGACCAGGGAAGAGTACGAGAAAAAGAAAAAATGAGGTTGATAAAAAAGAAATTGAAGTTGGTGAAAATCGCTCAAAAGGCTCAGGAATGCATGAGCCGTGAAGAAGCTCAGAAACTACTGAAAAAAGCACGTAAAATATCTAAAAAGCTGTACCACGGTGGCTGACAGAGCGCGTGAAAAAGGAAGAACAGAGCGCTACTTACCCAAGTCAGCGTGGGCTTCTATGTCTAAGGAGGAACGACGCGCAACGGATGAAAAAAAGAAGCGAGCTACACGAGGTAAACCAGTAAACACTCACGTAGCCAACACTGAAAAAGCCAAACGGGCTGGCAAAAAAGCTCGGACGTACAAAGCATCTAAAAATGGCTAAGCAAGGACCCTGCTGGGACGGCTACGTTCAAGAAGGCATGAAAAAGAAAGGCGATCGAATGGTCCCTAACTGCGTTCGTGCGAAGAAGAAGGCTCGTTCTTATAAACGAAAGAAGAAGTAAGGCGCATAGATCCGTCTGAAAAATTTTCTAGGAAAACAGGGTCGAAATCTTCGGCTTCCTCAGCTTCCCATATGCTATGTAGCTCATCTATCTGATCGTCTACCTGGCTCATTGTGACTTCTGCACGGAAGTCGATCCAGTCAACGCGACACCATTCCAGGGTTCTTTTGATCCAAGGGTTCAGAATCAACTTTGGCTGAAATATCAGCACAAACTGAATGATTTCGTACGTAAGTGCGTTGATTTTGTTGTAGCTGTTGGTGTTGCCCACATTAACCCCAGTAGAGATTTCCGCTGCCGTCGTTTCTCAGAGCTTGTCCTGCAGTTCCTTGACTTTCAGGTAACACCCATGTCCACGTAGCGCCTGCTGAGTGTGGAGGCGATTTCAAAGTAACACCATGCGAATTTACTTCGCAATTTAATACGATAGACGCATCCTTGCCAGATGTTCCATAGAAAGTATAGATTCCACTTGCGGTGTTGTTTAGGTTAATACCACCTGCAAACTCAAGATCACCGTCGAAAGCAAATGAAGCTCCTGCAGCTGCAACGATGTTGTCTTGAATGGCGGAGTGCATGACTCCACTAATCGAAAGTTTTTTTGGTTGAGCTTCGGCGTTGATTTCCGTAACGTCTACAAGAGGAATGATGCCGTCAGTATCGATGTAGTCAAACTTTTGAAGCTCGTGGGTTTTCAATATTTCCCGCCCCCAGGTGCGAGCGGTATCCAAGTCTCTTTTGCCTGCCATGTTGTTTTGGATTGTTATTTATATTCTAAAGATCGTTCACGCTAAAATTAAATTAAAGATGTTTTTACCCCCGTGGCAGAAGTAACTTTCAACCGCGAGTTAGGTGCTGCTCCTACGGGCATCACTCGCTTTCAGCAGTATCGCAGTGACGATCTTTAGAATATAAATAACAATCCAAAACAACACTTTCGGATCGTGACTGGGAAACGAGACTT